CTTCCTAAATTAATAGTAGAGGCAACACTTGTAACTGCTCCCCCTGACCCAGCACCGTCACAAAAAACAATGTCTGATGTCCCATTTGGTATTGATACTGTTGCACCCGACCCTTGTTGGATAGTAGCACTTCTACCACCACTTAAAGAGTTTTGAATGATAAAAAACTTACTAGATGTATTTGGCGCAATAGTTACGACGTTTGTGCCGCCTAAATCAGAACCGCTATCTTTAAGATTAATAACAGAAAACATTCCTGTTTGAACATTACTTTGCCCAGAAGTAGGAGAAGCGGCTCGTATCGTTAAATCTGTAGTTAAATCCGAAGCAGTTAAATCAGAAGCACCTGTTATTCGGTCAAAAATATCAAAATTAAAATTGGTTACATCACCCCAAGTACCTGAGAGTTCACCAGAAGCTGGTTTTTCTATACCTATGTTTGTACTGAATGAACTAGCCATTTACTGCCCCTATGCCGCTATCTCTAACCAATTTGGAGTTTGAGAAGGAGTTTCCTCCGACCAAGCAGTTGTCGTTACCGTAACCGTTGTCCAATTTGGGTTCTGGTTAGGAACGATAGCTGAGTATATTTGAACTATACCAACATTTCCTGTTCCTGCAACCCCTGAAACATCAACTTCTATAGAAGGCACAGCATTTACTGAGCCAACCGCGCTTGTAGACGCTACTCCTGTAACAGCAAAAGAAGATGTACCTGTAACTGTTAAAGAACCAACCGCGCTTGTCGCCGCTACCCCTGTGGCGAGCACCAAAGCTGAAGCGGTGACTGCTTCTTCACCAAGGCTTGTCGTAGCTACCGCGCCAACACCAACGACATTTGCAGAACAATTTGTTGTTTCTTCACCGAGTGCGCTAGTGCCAGCTACTCCTGTCGGCACGAGTAAAGATGTACCTGTCACAGCTACTGAGCCAACTGCGCTTGTTGCCGCTACCCCTGTAACATTTATTTCTATAGAAGGGATAGCAAGGGCTGTACCGAGTGCGCTAGTGCCAGCTACTCCTGTGACAACGACGGGTATTGCTTGGTTCCAAGCCCCTTGATTCCAAGTTCCTCTGCCCCAACCCGTGATATTAGCCACAATATTACTCCATTATGCTATACGGATAATGGCATTACTCGCATCTGCTGTGGGAAACTGAATGGTAAAAGTCCCAGAAGTAGAGGTTTTGTTAGAGGTAAAATCTAACACTGCTACAGCCTTATCACCATTTGTATCATTATAAATTAAAGCACCCATTGCCGTAATAGTGGCAGTAGTAAAACTCAAATCAGCAAAATCAGTAATCGCCGTAGTACCCGCCGCTGAAGGAGCTACTTTTGTAAGAGTCCCTCCACCTGTGGCATATGTGCCACTTGAAGCGACTTCCCCTGTAGTGGTAAAAGCTGTTGTCGTCGCGCCTAATGTAGCTGTGGTATTTGATTTACCCCCGCTACCTTCTGCATACAATGCCAGTTTAAAAGCATTACCATTTGTCGCAAAATTATGCGTACCTGTCAAAAGCTCTGTTTTGAATGAAGTACACATTGCCTGTGCAATAGCCATTAGAGTCTCCCTATAGCTTTAGCTAGTTCCAATTGACCAGCTTCACGAACCTTGGCGCAAATACTAGCACGTTCTTCTTTCTTCGCCAACTCTATATAATATTGCGCTAGATACCTAACTCTATCTTTAAATGCTTCAGCTTGTAAACGAATAGGTTCTGGAGCATCACTAGAAACATAAAGTAGCTTATTAGCTAACATATCAGCGATTTGGTCATTAGATAAACCACCTTCATCCGAAGTGATTATATTAACTGCGCCTATAGTAGAAATTGATTCAAACATTATCATGCCTCCCAAAAATAACAGGGTCACTTTCTATGGGCTCCGGAGGCGCAAACTCAGATTGTTTAGCTATCAAAAGGCCACCTTCTTGCACTGTTTGTACTAAAGGGTCATCAAGTCTATGATAGCCGTACAGTTTTTCGTTGTCTGGGACATTAGTATCTAGCAAACCAGATTTACTAGCTATTTCTATTTTTATACCTTTTGATACAGCAATAGCACACCAAAACTCAACACATGCCCTGCCCGATTCAGCCATATTTACATTTTTGTAAGTAAAGTCTATACCGTATAGACATATCGTTTTAACTTTTGACCAAATTGCATAAGCAACTGCATACGCTACAGTATTGTTGAAATAACAAAATTTTAATTCTGTTGCTACTTCCTTTAAAGGATACAGCTCTAATTGTTTAACTCGTTTATCTAACTGGCAAGTTATAATAGGTTTTTTATTTTCTTTTAAAAATTTCCTAGCTATGCCTGTTTGGGTTCCTGCATTTTCAGTATCTAAAAACCTAGAAACAGGATCCATCATAAACGTCTTATCAACGTGTATGATTCCACCTATACAATTTATACCCCATATTTCGTCAAATTCTTGAGACGCTATTCTAGCAGAAGCATAATCAGAAAAGCTCCCACCAAGACCAACTATAGCTATTTTCATGTTCTCGCCCGACTAGGTAATCCTTGTCTATATGCATCAGCATTTTCACGAGCTTCTGCTAAATCTTTAACCCTGCCTAATGATTCTATAAAACGACCATTATACAGATCCATCATATCTTTCTCACCTTTCATAAAGGTGTACGCTTCTACTAAACAGCCATACAACATCGTATTGGGAGCATTTTCACTTAAATAAGTAAGAGTAGTATCATCACTGGTAGAAACTACTGTTCCTGTTGCACCACTTGTACCACCAGTCACTGTTTCACCCACAGTAAAATCAGTGCTTGGTATAATAATATCTAAAACAGTCGCGCTAGTTATAGAAGATATAGTGGTTGTTGCCCCGCTTGTGCCACCTGTGATTGTTTCATTAGCTTGAAAAGTACCACTCACACTGCTTACTGTCAACTCAAATTTACTTTCGGTAAGACTAGCTGGTCTGTAGTAATAATGAAGTTCTGAACTAAACGCGGCATTCGGGGTGGGAGCTAAAATAAAATTTTGATAATCATACACCGCGTAATATTTAGGAACACCAGTGACAGAAGAATCAGGGTATGATTCCTGCAAATAATTTACATCTTTTTGTAACAAAAATTCTTTAGAGGAGTTATTTGTAATGCTGACACTAAAAGCCGCTAAAAAATCTGTCGGCATACCTAAAAATTGATTGCCAGAAGATAATGCACCTGTAGCGTTTTTGCGGAATACTTCTAAATCTACTGTCGTAAAAATACGTTGTTCTGTGGCTTTTACAAAATCAGATAAATGAGACACAAAAGAAACTTCTGTGTTTTCCGTGTAATCTTTGATAGCGGTTTTTAACTGTGTATATGTAAAACTCATGATATAACCACCGTAACTGTGCCGACACTTCCTGTTGCTTCGAAAGTAGTTAACTCTGCCCCTATGATGCCCAAACCAACATTAGTGTAAACTATAAATCTGTTATTGTCTTCTTTTACATCTGTTCTAGGTTGAAACAGTGCCTCTGCATCTGATCCCGTTTGCGTAGGCTCAAGCTGAGGTGCTTTAGGTTCAAAACACTCTGAGCAAACTTTAAAATTGTTCCATTCCTCTTTTAAAGAAAGATAGGAATATCTAAACCCACACCTATCACAAATTGCTTGAGAATATTTTCCTAGCGCATACGACATCAACTAAATCCATAATAGTCTCGACGAGGAACTAAAGAAAGATTAGCTCTATCTACATCCTCATACGCAGCACGACTGAACTCTTCTTCATAAACTGCTTTAAGAACTTGTATACGATCAGGAGCTTTTTTCATAGCTAAGTAATATGCTAGCCCTGCTGCTAAACAAGGATAAAATCTGAACGGAACATCTAAAGTATTGATAGAAGAATCAGCATCTTCAATACGAGTTAATCTATCGTACACCAGAGTATAAGAGGTATTAGGAGTAGGCCAAACTTTAATAGTGGGGGCTATTTGCCTATCAACATACCATTGATTAGGTTGAGCTTCAGTATTTTTGCTAGGAATGTTAATGAAAGCATCTCTACTTATCCTAGTTATTTGGGTATCCGATTGTGTGGAACCTGTACCTGTTCTTATAACAGCACTCAAAATATCAATAGTATCGGTAGGCAATGAATAAGTAGCTGTACCTGAAGTTAACGAAAGAGTGCTTTGTTCTATAGTCCACCTATTCAACCCTCTGTTTGCCCAATCAGCAAACATTAGATTCAAAGAGCGGGTAGCTGTTCTCACATCATACCCTGTCCGAACTTCTAAGCCACACCGCTCAAAAGCCTCTTCAATGTAATCATTTACATCAAGCTCAAAATCAGTTGACCCAGAGGTAGCCATTAGCTATACGGACCTTTAATAATTTTAGGATCGCCCATCTTTTTTACTTTATTGACTGCGCCACCTTTAGACATTTTCATCATTTTATTGACTGCACCGCCTTTAGCCATTTTCTTCATTTTATTGACTGCACCGCCTTTAGCGTACATCTTCTTTTTCATCTTCGCCATCTTCATTTTCCTCTTCTGCGTAGAGATTATCAAAGATCTGATTGACATCCATTGTATAGTCTAAATCAGACTTTGAATAGTGAATGTGTTGTGAGGGTTTAAATTGAGGAGCTCCCTCCCCTGTAACATACCATGCTGGGTGTGTTACTCTCACACGATTATTAGGCAAAGCCACAATATTACCTGTCCATTCACCAGCATCTAATAACTCTAACACATGGCTTTGTTTGTGTTGAGCTGGATCATCTGCCACTTCACTATCTGTATAGTCAACAGTAAAATAGTATTTTGCAGGGTAAAACTCACCGTCGATTTTTGCAATCCAAGGGCAGGGTTTTGCTCTGTTCAGACTATACACAGCATGAGTATGGGACATACAATCCCAAGGTTGTGCTTGGTATACATCCATCGGTCGAGGCCAACCCTCAAGTTGAGTATCACCGACCAAAGCTGTTATAGGCATTCTTGCCCACATAGCACCACCATGAACATTTTCTTCGTCGGTTTCATCACTCTCACAACCTGTGAATATAACTTGAAAACTCAAACATCTATTTGGCATAGTTGTAACAGCTATTACCATTGCATGAAGAAACTCTCCATGGAAATTTTCGTGGTTGCAAGTATACTCCCGCCTTACCCAACATTTAAAGTAGGGGACGTTACTTGTTAAATAGTTCATTATTTCTTTTTATCCTCTTTCTTTTTTGGTTTTTTACCTTTTCCAAAAATATGAGCATCCACTTTAGCTGCTTTGCCACCTGTTAGAACACTGTTCACTCTAGCCATTGCCCATTGACTAGGGGTTGTTCCAGGACGATGCCCTGTGCGATAAGCAGCCAACCCTTTGTTATATACTCTGCCGAGTTGTCCAGCTGTAACCTTTTTACCTTTTTTGCGAGCCGCTTCAGCTTTTTTTGCTAGTGACGTTTTTGTTCCTGCGCTTAGAGCCATTAGCTTTTCCTTTCGTTTTAGCCGCAGTAATTATATCTGCACGAGTTATCTTGCCACGAGGCGGTGCAAAAGCCGCTAACTTTTTTTGCTTTGCAGATAATTTTTTTGCCATGACTATGTCTTTTTACCCCCAAACATTTTACGGAACTTTTTTGTATGCACGGATTCTTTCGTTTTCCTTCTAGCTCCTGACTTATTAGTATCACTTGGGAAAACATAAGCTGAAGGATCCTTTGCTGATTTACGAGCATTACGTTGTATTTCTTTACGACGTTTTTTCTTATCTTCTGGGCTTAACCCTGCAAGATACTTAGCAGGAATTTTGCGCTTTGGTTTCTTTTTGCGGCTAGAAGGGGCGGTTTTGATCTGTTTTGCCATATTGCCTCGCGTCATTGCCATTACAACAACTTTGGAACCGCAGCCGCCGCTATGATGAGCACTGCTATCCCCCACAATCTCATATCTAATTTATCAAGTTGTTTTTGTATTTGGGCATAACGCTCACTGCAATCTGCCTCATGTTTTTCCAACAACTTTAAAACATCATCTGCTTTCATTTTACCACGCCTTACAAGACCAATACCGCGCACTAAATTTATCTTTAGCACTAGCACAATTATGACGAGCCCTGAAAGATTTGCGCCTCGCAGGAATATCTTTTTTAATACTCATATTAGGATCCCCAAACCTCACCAATTTTACTTGGTCGCCCTTTTTAGCTAACACTGCTGACTTTTTAGGACCTTTAGGGGTGCGCTTTGGTTTATTAAATCCAGGAAAAGTTTCCCCTCGGTAAGTTAATTTACCAGAAGGGGTTCTTTTTACATCTTTCGCGCTAGGCATTACGACAAGAATACCGTAATAGAATCAACCGCTGTTAGGGTAGTAAGTGTTGGACTACTAGAACACCTAATACCTTCATCAGGAACATAAATTGAATCTGTTTGGCTTGTTGTTGAAGTAATATCTAAAACAGTTGCCCCCGAAGCACCATCTTTAATAACAAAAGCTGGAGAGCCTGAAGAATTCGTTTTTATATACACACCTCTGATCCTAGCGGGACCAGCAAAAAATGCACCTGTTGCAGTTCGTGTAATAGCTTTTACATCTGAGCCAGCCATATTTTTCTCCTTTTTAAAAGAGAGGGGCTAACCCCTCTCTATTGTACACTAAGCAATCTGAACATACTCAATGATAAAGGTGAACGATCCTGCTGTTGTTGCGTTCACAGTGTTTGTAATGTTGCAGAAAATATTTCTTGCGACAGAAGTATACTGAGGAGAAACTGGAGCGGTAGCCGCATTTTGTGTTGTCGCAACTAACGTGGTGGTTGTCACGTTGCCGACAACAACAGTTGTTCCACCATCAAGGATTTCATCAGTGATTGCCGCAACAATTTGTGCGCCAGAGCTAGATGTACCAACTTCGTAACCGATATCGCCTGTTCCAATAACGGGAGAAACATCACAAAAGATTTTAATGTCGGTGATGATTGTGTTTGCTGGCTGTACAAATGTAGCAATAGTCGGGCTATCACCTGCTGTAGTGTTTACTGTTACACCAGAAGCGTAACCAACATGCTTGATGTATTTATTGGTGAAAACACCAGTAGAAGCAATAGAAGAAGTTTCAGTTATCGCACCTGTAGTGCCATCTTTGTTGATAACTTTAAAACCGTTTTCGGAGCGGACTGCTCCGTTAAAAGTAGTAGTAGCCATTTAAGTCTCCTGTCTTGGCTAGTGTCAACCACCCAATGTGGTTGTCAGGATTTATAAAACTATAAACGAAAAAAGGGCGGCTCGCAAGCCGCCC